ACTACAAGGTTGTAGACGATAAAGGAAAAGTTCTGAAATCCTCCTTTAAGGACGACTTGAAAGCTGGTAAAAATGAAACAATCGAAAAAGCTAAATATGAAGGATGCCCAGCTTGGTCAGACAAAAAAGGAGACCCTTTGGACTTCTGAAGTTAAAGCTTGACTTAACCCCAGAAGCCGCATAAGATACACCCATGGATTTGATTCCGCTATTCAAGTCACATTACAGCATTGGAAGATCAGTCCTTACTTTTAGGGGCTTGGACTCCTCCAAGGAAAACGAGCCAGACTCAATCGTTGATATAGCCCACTCAGCTGGAATCAAAAGAGTCTTCGTTGTCGAAGATACAATGAGCGGCCTTTTAGAAGCTTATAGCAACCTGAAGGAAGCCAAGATAGGCCTTCACTTTGGAATAAGGATTACAGTATGCGCCGACATGAAAACAAAAAACGCAGAGTCGGTAGAAAACTCATGCAAATTTATAATCTTCGCTAAAGACACTCACGGATACAGGAAGCTGATTAAACTATACAGCGTAGCGGCAAAAGAAGGCTTCTACTACGAGCCCAGACTAGATTATAACACTATCAAAGCGAACTGGGACGACAAGCATCTTTCTCTTTGCGCGCCGTTTTATGATTCCTTTTTATTTAAGAATCTTCTGACCACCTCTGTCTGCATACCGGACACGAACTCCGTCTCTTTAACCTTCTTCGTTGAAGACAACGACCTTCCGTTCGACCATCTAATAAAAGCCAAGGTAGAGCAATACGCTGGAGACAAACATGAAACGGTCAATACCAAAAGCATCTATTATAAAAACAAAAAAGATTTCAAAGACTACCTAGCGTTTAAGTGCATAGGAAAAAGAACAGTGCTGGACAAACCAAACATGGATCATATGTGCTCTGACGAATTCTGTTTCGAAAGCTGGAATGAAAAAGTTCAAAATAACTAAGACGGCCCTAGACAGGGTAAAGGTAAGGGCTGAAAAATTACCCCCATTAAAGAACTCCATAAGAAACGAAGAAGGCAACCCTGATCGACTTGCCGGAATCATCGTAGCCTACATAGGCGAAGAGGTCGCCAAACAGGTTCTCGGGGGAGAGATAGAAGATACCTACGACTACGACATCATCTACGGAGAAACCAAAGTAGACGTCAAAACAAAAGAAAGAACGGTTCCCCCAAAAGCTTACTACGCGTGCTCGGTTGCCGACTTCAACACCAGACAAGACTGCGACGAATACGCGTTCGTAAACGTATTAGACAACCTGCAGGAAGCTTGGTACCTAGGCAAAATAAGTAAAAAAGAGTTTTACAAAATCGCAACTTTCCACAAAAAGGGAGAAGTCGACCCCGACAACAACTACACCTTTAGAGCTGACTGCTATAACGTTCCTATCCGCAAACTATCAATATAATGGACGAAGACTTACTCAGGTACGACAAGGAAAAGGAGATAGTCTTCATAGACTGCGAAACCTTCAATCTCTGCCTTAACGAATTCCACAATCTGCCTTGGCAAATAGCGATGATAAGGTGCAAAGGGGACAAGGCAATTAAGTCGTGGGATATACATTTAAAATGGGACACCGACCTTAAAATAAGCAAAGAAGCCGCACAAATAACCAGATTCAACCGTAAGCTACACGAATCAAAAGCAATAGATAAATCCCAAGCTTTCAGTATAATATCAGAACAACTCGATAACTGCGACTACATAGCGGGCCACAACTTATTAGGGTTTGATATCTTTTTAATAAAAAGCCTCTACAGATCGATGGGTAGAAGCTATAGCCACCTAGTAGACAAGATTATCGACACCAATTACCTAGCTAGGGGTATAAAATACGGAATACCTTACAACAGAAAGGAAGACTCCCTCACGATTTACCAATATAAGATACTACATAAAATACAAAAAGGAGTGAGATCAAATCTAAAGGCTCTAGGCAAGGAGTATAACATAGAGCATGACTACGATAACCTACACGACGCTTTAGTAGACTTAAAGCTAAACTTAAAAGTTTGGAACAAGATTAAATGGAGCGTTGAGGTTTAATATGTCTCTAGACTTCGTATACGACCTAAAGGATAACCTCGAAGACCAAGGGTACGATTATTTCATAGTCACAATTAAAAGGTCCGGAGAAAAAAATGCGGATAGATCCAATGTGTTTTATAGGCTGACAGACGAAGAAGCCGTTGAGTCCCTGAAGCAAATACTAAAAAGGATAGGGATAAAAGAAGGAAAAAGAAATGAGTGAAAAATTTACAAAACAATTCAAACCCTTAAAGATAGACATGCACGGGGTCAGGTTGCCTGAATTCGAAGTAGAAGAAAACAAAGCGAATGTAGATAATTTAAGCTTCCTTAAGTCTCTATGCTTCGAAGGTTACGAAAAAAAGCTTTTAAGCGGCGAGGTTGACCCAGTTAAAGCCGAAGAATATACCGACAGAACAAAGTATGAATTAGACACCCTCGAGGACCTAGGCTTTGTAGATTATATTCTCTTGGTATGGGATGTCATCAACTTCTGTAACAAAAACGAAATCCCTGTTGGTTTGGGCAGAGGCTCAGCGGCGGGAAGCCTCGTACTTTACTGGATAGGCGTAACTAAAATAGACCCAATAAAATATAACCTATTCTTTGAAAGGTTTATATCCAAAACGAGAGCTAAGAAACAAATCGTAGACGGCATCACTTATTTGGACGGATCCTTAATGTGCGATGTAGACATTGACGTTTGTTACTATAACAGAGGCAAAGTTTTAGAGTATCTGGATACCAAGTTTAAAGGTAAGACCTCTAAAATACTAACCTTAAACACCCTAAGCGGCAAACTCCTAATGAAGGAGTGCGGAAAAATAGTAGGAGGGAAAGAGGAGTCCGAAATGAACACCGTTTCCTCCCTTATTCCTAAAGTGTTCGGCAAAGTTAAAGATATAGAAGAGGCGAGAGAAGAAGCCGAAGACTTCGATATCTGGTGCGAAGAAAACAAAAAAGTATATAAGACGGCCCTCAAGTTAAGAAACCTAATAAAGAACAAGGGCTCCCACCCATCCGGAGTATTGTTGTCCTACGACGATATAGAAGAGGGCTGCCCCACCGAGCTTACATCAGACAAAGATACCGTTTCCTCTTATGACATGAACTGGGTTTCGCTGTTTAATGTTAAGCTGGATATACTGGGCCTAAGAAGCGTGTCTGTTGTCGACAATGCATGCAAGGAGATAGGAATAAATGTAGAAGACATAGATTTAAATGACCCTTTTATTTACCAACAACTACAAGACTTACGAGCTCCTCACGGATTATTTCAAATAGAGGCCGACACTAACTTTAGGGTTTGCCAAAAAGTTAAGCCACGCAACCTCGAAGAACTAAGCGCCGTTTTAGCGCTAGGAAGACCCGGGGCACTAGCTTTTGTAGATCAATACGCCAACTATACCAACAACGATAGCTACGAAGCGATACACCCCTTATTTGACGACATCCTATCTTCAACTGGTGGCGTTTGTCTGTATCAAGAGCAGATGATGCAAATGGCCAACAAGGTAGGCTTCACGTTAGACGAAGCGGAGATACTGAGAAGGATAGTAGGCAAAAAGAAAATCAAAGAAGTCAGACAGTGGAAGAAGAAAATACGAGAGAAAGTAAAAGAAAACAGACTCTCTTCCGAGTGGACAGGAAACAAAGGCGAAGTTGACGTAGGAGACGTGTTGTGGGGAGTCTTGGAGGACTCGGCAAACTATTCGTTCAACAAGTCCCATTCCATAGCGTACGCCTCATTATCTGCATCTACGACCTACCTAAAATTCAAACACCCTAAGGAATTCTTTCTGTCGCTCCTTAAGATGACCCGACATGAGCCTGACCCAATCAAGGAAATATCAAAAATAGAAAGAGAACTAAGCCTTTTCGACATTAAACTCCTTGCCCCACATATAGTTAAATCTAAACTAGACTTCTCAATTGAAGGGAATAACATAAGATTTGGGCTACTGTCAATTAAAGGGATATCCGACAAGTCTATAGACCGGCTGAACGATTTTAAAAACGAATACGCAAACAAGTTCGAAATTTTCCAAGCAGCAAGCGAAGCCGTCCTTAATATAGGCACGCTTTGCGCTCTCATACAGGCGGGAGCACTAGAAGGATTCAAACAGTCGAGAACTAAGGTCGTATACGAAGCGCAACTCTGGAATATTTTAACCCAAAAAGAAAAGAGACTATGCATGAAGTATTCGGAAGGTGGAAGCTATGACTTAGTTGCCCTGCTGAAAACCCTAGATTCAAAAAAAGACGAAAAAGGAAAACCCCTTATTAAGGAATCTAGAATGGAAACCATAAGAAAAAAATGCGGCCCATACAAAGACATATATGCTCAAAACAAAAAGTCAGAGAGTTTTGCTAATTGGTATTACGAAAAACACCTACTAGGGTACACGCACGGAAGGATGCTGAAAGATATATTTAAGAGCAAACGTGACGGCCTAATGAGCATAAGGGAAATCGAGGAGGCAGACCTCCAGACTAGAGTTTCTTTTATAGGTACCGTAGATGAAAAACCATATTCTGGCAGCTCCAAGAAGGGCAACAAATACTGCCGATTAGCGATATCTGACGAAACAGGCTTTACCAAAGTTTTAATTTTCAAGGAGAAGTTGGAGCAGTGCAAGGTTGCTAATAACGGCCTACCCAAAGAAAAGAACATCGTTATCGTTAAAGGAACCAAGGTAGACGAAGCCGTATTCGCGGACGTCATAGTGGTGCAAAGCAATAAGATTTTCACAAAACTTTCTGACCTTAAAGCGGAAAAAGTCTTGACTTAGAGGCAGAAAAGAGTTAAAGTACCTCCTTTGTTATGATTCAGTTCTATAAACCTAACCCTAAAGTCACTGGGAGCGCCTGCTCCTTTTGGAGTTCCACGGAAGAGAAAGCCTTTTTTTCTTCGTTTATCAAGCAGGATTCTTGGAACGCCGACAGGAGAGTGGGAAGCTTCGTAAAGAATAAAGACAACCCAAGAGCTAAAGTCATGGTTAAATTCAGCATGGTTGAAGCTTCTGGTATAGTAGACGCAATCGAAAGAAACGCCGAATACGGCGGCTACCACGGAAGTAAAAACCAAATAGTAAAATTCAAATTTGCGCCGTACGTCAGTAAGAAAGACAACAAGCAAGTAGGCTTCTCCTTCTCCGTCAACAAGGAAGACAAAGAGGATTCAACCAACAAAATCAGCTTTGTCATAGGCCTATACTACCCAGAGGCCAGAATGCTGAAGCAGTTCTTGATCTACTCTTTAGAAAGAATCTTTGAAAAAACAGCCTATACTGGTAAAAATAAGAAAGAAGACGCCTATAAAGAAAATAATAAAGCAGAGAGAGCAGAGAGGACCGACAAGGCACCGAAACCCGAACAAGAAAAAGCCGACCCATTAGATGACCAAGAATGGTAAAAAGAAACTAGTATTTCAAAGCGATTTCGCCTTAATGAAAACGGGCTTTGGCCGAAACGCCAAGGCCCTTTTATCGTATTTATATAAGACTAAAAAGTACGACATAGTTCATTATTGCTGCGGAACAGTAAGCAACGATCCTAGGCTGCAAACTACGCCTTGGAAGAGTATAGGTACAATACCTCATAACCAACCTACTAATTCGGACCCAGAGCAAGCCAGAAGAACTTCTTACGGAGCCAACCTAATAGACGAGATAATAAAACAAGAAAAACCAGATGTATACATAGGGTGCCAAGATATTTGGGGGGTAGATTTCGCCTTAGAAAAAGAATGGTTCAATGAACTCACTTCAGCGATATGGACAACTCTAGACTCCCTGCCCATAATCCCAACGGCAATAAAATGCGCAAAAGAGGCTAAAAACTACTGGGTGTGGAGCAACTTTGCAGAAAAAGAACTCAAAAGGCTGGGGTTTGACCAGATTAAAACCTTACACGGATGCATAGATCACTCAAAGTTTCGCAGGCTAGAGAACAAGGAAAGAAAAAATTTAAGGAAAAAGTTCGGGATAAGGCATGATGAATTTATAATAGGTTTTGTTTTTCGCAACCAGCTGAGGAAGCTGGTCCCCAACCTAATAGAGGGCTTTTCTATGTGGAAGAACAAGACTGGTGCTAGCGGTAAACTGCTGCTGCACACTCATTGGGACGAGGGCTGGAA